GTTTAATTCTCTATCTGGTTTAGGTGGTGTGTAAGAGTCTTTCGTCATTACACCTGGGTATGTATAGTTACCTTTTAGTATTTCAGCAAATGCTCTTTCACCTGCATATGTAACTATAATATCGCAAAGATCAGGATTGTCTTCTAACCAACTTTGTTTAAAAGGTACTTGTGGTCCACCCATTACTATTTTACAATTAGGATATTTCTTTCTGACTGCTCGTGCTAACTCGCAAGTTATGTCCCAGTTCCACACGTATGTTGATAATGCTAAGATGTCAGGATTGTCTATCTTTTTTAGATAGTCCTCTACAGACTCTCTTTCAAAGAAGATGTTTCCTAGTTCCCAATCTGTTACCTGTGTCTTACAATATTCCCATATGTAAGCAACACTTAACGGTAAAAAGATAGCGTCAGCAATTAGATTGTTTATTTGAGTAAAATATACCTTTTTCAAGCTTCATTCCTTAATTCTCTACTCTACCCTCTATTGATATTTATACATAAATATGTTATAATATATTATGAAAAATGTAAATATAGTATGTACAAGTAAACCAGGTGATGGTCTGTTTCATTACAGTTATGAACATTGTTGTTTTCTCAACGACCTAGGTATAAGTGCCAAACTGATTGTTATACCCAATAAAAAACACATAATACAAGATTATATTGACGCAATAAATGAGTGTTATACAAAGTTTGAAAACATAGTGTTTAATGACTATATGCCACGGTCAGATGACGTAACTTTGATTATGGGTAGAAGTATGTTAACACTTGCATACCTTGATTACAATAGTTATACTGAAGAACAAAAACTAACATTACACAGTTTGTTTAGTAATAAACTTATATCTGTATATTCAGAAAACCATGTTAAAGAATATCCTATTGCACTAGATTTTTACGGACCTGAGGAAGTAATTGACTTATGTGACCATGAGGTATATGTAAACGGTGTAGGCGATCAGTTTGAAAAGATAATAAACTTTAGTATATACAAACCTATAGTTGATAATATACAATTTAAATATCTATTTCTAGGAACAAATAGAACATACTATAGAGAAGTAGAAAAGCATATCAAAGATTATTCAGATCATGGTATTTTGGCATATAAAGATAAGTTTATAAATGAAAAACGCAATCACGTATATGTACCTGTCAAAAATTTACTAGGTCTTTTTGATACATACGTTTACACTAAACCTAATTTTGATCCTGCACCTAGAATTATACAAGAATGTAAGTGGTTAGGAAAAGAAGTGATTTATTTAAGAGATAAATCTATTAAAGATGGTGGACCTGTATATTGGGAAAGACCTGCAAAATGTTTAACTGAACAAAAAGATAAGATAGAAAACTTACTAAAACATTTAAGATGAGCGATATAGCATTTTATAGAAGATCAAAAAAAGGAATAAATATTGATATAAGCAATAGATGTCCACTTGAATGTATGAGGTGTCAAAGGCAGACAAACTTTACACTTGAAGGCAGAAAAGTTTATGGTCGGGATGCTACGATGGATGAAATAAGAAAGTTGTCTGATTATTTTTCATCATTTAATTTCTGTGGTCAGTTATCTGATCCAGTACATCATCCCAAGTTTGTTGAAATATTAGAGTACCTGTATAATAAAGATATACAAGTTACAGTACATAATGCCTCGTCTGCCAAATCTAAAAGTTGGTACATAAAAGCATTTAAGGCACACCCTAGAGCAAAATGGATATTTGCAATAGATGGCTTACCTGAAGAAAGTAACATGTATAGAGTAAACCAAGATGGTAAAAAGTTGTATGAAATTATGTTAGAGTCAAAAAAATATTTAAAACAAACACCATCATGGCAGTTTATAGTGTTTAGTTACAATGAACATAATTTAGAAAAGGCAAAACAAATGGCAATAGATGAGGGTTTAATGTTCATAGTATTACACTCATCAAGGTGGATGGGAGAAAGTGACCCATTAAGACCTAAGTCAAAAGAATATAATTTAGCATATAAAGGATACGTAAGACCACAATGAAAAAAGATCCTTTAAAAGGCAAGTTTGTTGCTCAATGTATGAATGGTAAAATGCAAATGGCTATGAGTAATAGAGGTCATTTATTACCTTGTTGTTGGTGTGACCAAGAATGGACATTAAGTACGCCTTTGTTTCAAAGATTGTTAAAAGTAAGTAAAGTAAGTGAAGCAGAAAATATAGATGAAATAGTATTAACAGATGAATGGAGAGAGTTTGAACAAATAATGAAAGATGGTGAGGCAGGCGATCACAGTAAAGTACCTAAAAATTGTCTATATCATTGTTTACAAAGAGGTGAAGATAAATTAAAAATAGAACATCATTTAGATGAGGAAGGTAAATCAATAGTAAAGAATAAAGTATGAAGAAACTAATAGTAAGTGGATGTAGTTGGGGAGATAAAAACTTTTACTCACAATTTCATCCTGAAATGGATTGCGATTGGCCTAAATGGCCTCAATTACTAGCAGAAAAACTAAACATGGAATGTATTAATTTATGTAAATCTGGTGCAGGACAAGAATACATTTACAGCTCTTTATCAGATGAGATACTAAATCATAATAGAGAAGATATAGGTTTTGTTATGGCTGCATGGTCAACTGCACCTAGACGTTGTTATAAAATAAAAAATAGATGGACTAATGATAGAGAAGATAAAAGAGGTGACTTGTCTTATTGGACAGAAAAGAGTATAAGATATCAATATGCTTTTCAAAATCTTATGGAACAAGCAAGACTTCCATATTTACAGTTTCAGATGATTAGTTTATATAGAGGCTACTTATGGGAAATAAAAGTGAAAGAAGAAAATTTAACAAGAAATTTAAGACCTCAACAAGTTGGTATATTACATAAAAACGTACAAGATCAATCACTCAACGTTTTAAGAAATACAAAATACAAGTTTAATAATAAATTTTTTAACTGGCCTACAGATGAATTATTAGGAGGTTCATCTTTAGAGTTTAGTGTATTAAATGAATCACATAAAATATCAGAAATAGATAGGCACCCTAATGCAAAAGGCCATGAGAAAATTGCGGAACACTTATATGAACAAACACAGAAAGAGAGGTAATTGATGACTGGATGGGATAGAGATTATCTAGCAAACAAAGATGAATACTTAAAACTTTTTGATAATGTTATGCAAAAAGAAAACGAAAGAAACGTTGAGTTTTTAGAAAAGAAAATACAAAAAGTTATCAACAGAAAATATGTTGTTGCCTGTGCTAGTGGTACAGACGCTTTACAATATGCTCTTATGTGTTATGCCATAAAACCTGGTGATGAAGTATTAGTTACAAACTTCTCATGGATATCTTCAGCGTCATGTGTAGCAATGAATGGTGCAACAACTGTATTTTGTGACGTTGATCCAAAAACAAATCATATGTCAATTGATAGTATCAAACGTATGTATTCAGACAAAACAAAAGCAATTGTATATCCTCATTTGTTTGGCAATATATCTGATATGACAGAAATACAAAACTTTTGTGAAGAAAAGAATATTGCACTAATAGAAGACGCTTGTCAATCATTTGGTGCAAGTAGAAATGGTCAACAAGCAGGTACATTTGGCGATATTGCAACATTAAGTTTCAATGCAAATAAACCTGTTGCAGGCATATCAGGTGGTGGTGCTATTTTATTAGATCAGAAAGGTAAAGCAGATTTTTTAAAAAAAGTAAGAAGACACGGCAACGGTGATGTATTAGGATATAACTCTAAAATGTTAGCAATCAATGCTGAGTTTATTAGTCATAGAATGGACAAAATGCACGAATGGCAAGATAAACGTTTTAGAATTGCAAAAAGATATACTCACAATTTAAAAGATTTGCCTGTGACTATACCACATGTAGATGAGATTGTAAATCATTGTTATCACAAATATGTCATAAGATTAGAAAACAAAGAAACAAGGGATTTACTAAAGAAAAGACTTAATGCTAATGTACATTATCCTATGCCTATATCAGAAAACCCCTTGTATAAAACACACATACATAGAAAAGATAACTGCTTGAATTCCCAGTTAATATGTGATACAATATTAACATTACCTATTCATCCATATTTAACAGATGATGAGGTGGATAATACATGTAAAATTATAATGGCTACAATATGAAAGAAATAATTATAAGCCCAAATATCACTAGTTTTTGTTATATAGATGATGACAATAATATGATTGATATAACAGATAAGATACCTTATAGATTACTTCAATTTGTTAAGAAAACAAAGTTTCTATTTGGCGATGATATAATTTTAGACAGAGCGTTAGTAAAAAAACACAATGAAGATATTTACGAGTATCTTATAGAAAAGGCTTATGAAAGAGAAGACTTTTTGTTTAAACAAACAAGATTTAAAACATCAGCAAAGGAACAATTACTAATAGCCTTTAATAAATTATTTTTTACTAAATTTGATAATAGATGATAACGTTAAAAGAAATACAACAGAATTATTTAGCCATAGATTTTTTTATGTCTATGTCTTGTAATAAAGATTGCCATTACTGTACAAGTTATACTTTAGAAATGAGAAACTTGACAGTTGATATGGATTTCCTAAAACAAACACTAGACTATTTAAAAAATTATAAGATACGTGTTTGTCTTCTAGGTGGTGAGCCAGGACTAATTAAAAATTTAGATGATGTAATTGCTGAAGTTAAAAGCAGACCTAATCACGTATGTTCAGTACTATCAAACTCTTTTGTACGTAAAAGATATCCACATATACTAAAAGATCCTGATATACTTTATGTTGAACATAATATATTAGATTTTTACGAAGACGGAATTAAAAAACTAGGTAATTTAGATAGATTAGAACCTTATGGTTTCATACAACCAAATGATTATAACAATTACAATCTATGTGTAAAAACACCGAATTACTTTAAATACAAAGATAAGTTTCCTGAAGAAATGATAAAGTTAAATCATAAAAACACAATGTGGAAATCATTTAATGGTAGAACACCTAACAAAGATGATGTTACAGCAGTACACGAACAAGCTGCAGAAATAGATCGTAAGATGTGTGCAGCTTTTCCTATGGTACCTGTTATCAATTTTGAAACAAGAAAACTTGTACATTGTAGTAAGAAGTTTGCCAATAATGCAATTCACTCCAAAACATTTGACATAACACAGGAGAATATAGATAAGATGATGAATTTTAGATTATTTAAATATGAGAACTATTGTAAAACATGTATGGAATGGGTTGAACCTAAAGGTCATTTTCCTTTATCAAAATATGCGAGTGTACTAAATGGATAAAATATTTGCAGTTGCTTTAAATCTACACGATCATAATACATATGATGGTGTGTATCATAATCAAAGAGAAAGAGAAACTAGATTTAAACATAATCTACCATATCACGCTGAGGCGTATGCTCATCAATCAGATATACTTAACGTAAGTGATTATAGATTGAATGATGAGTTTACTGAACAATACTTTAAAAAACCAGATGACGCCATACTAGCATTTACATATACGTTTGGTGGTATTAGAAAATCAAAAGAAGAATTGTGGAGTACAATATTAAAAGGACATAATGAGATATTTAATTACGATCCTAAAAAACTATGGGATCACTATCACAAAGATAATGTTTATTTTATAGATCATCATCAATCACACGCTGCTTATGCGTTTCTTAATTCAGGTTATAAAGAGTCTGACATACTTGCGATAGATGGTATAGGTTCTAAATTTAGATGTGTATTTTTTGATAAAGAACAAAACTTAATTGATCTATCAGACAAGTTACCTATTGGTTGGTTGTGGAATCATATGTCAGGTCTTACAGGTTTTGGTACATTAGGTGCAAGTAAACTTATGGGTAAAGTAGGATATGGTAAATTTAGTAGATATTACTATACATGTTTTGAAGTTATACTTGATAGTCCTATAACTGAAAAGAAACAAGAACACTTTAAACAAATAGATGTAGATACACACGGCCTAGATGACTTAGCATATACACTACAAAGATTTACTTTAGATAAAATAAAAGAACATGTATATCCATTAAAAACTTGTGATAACTTATGTATCGCAGGTGGTGTTGCTTATAATGGTTACATGAATGAAGAATTTACAAAACATTACAAGAATGTATTTGTACCACCTGCAATAGGTGATGAAGGACAAGCCATTGGTGCATATCAACATGCTGATTTTGTCTTAAATGAAAATGTACATAAATCAGAATTGTATGCTGGTAAAGAGTATGAGTATATAGGAGAAGAAAAAGTAAATTATAAAGAAGTAGCACAAGCAATAGCAGATGGTGCTATTGTAGGTTGGTTTCAAGGTAAATCAGAAAGTGGTAATCGTGCATTAGGTAATAGAAGTATATTAGCAGACCCTCGTAATCCTGATATAAAGAATATTATTAATCACACTATAAAGATGAGAGAAGACTTTAGACCTTTTGCACCTGTAGTGTTAGAAGAACATTACAAAGAATACTTTGATACAAAAGGCGGCCCTAGTCCTTATATGTCTAGGATATGTAAAGTAAAAACTGATAAAGTACCAGGTATCACACACGTTGATAATACTGCTAGAATACAGACTATAAATATAAAAGACAATGAAAAGTTTTACAATATAGTGAATGAGTTTTACAAAATTACAGGTATACCGATGTTATTGAATACAAGTTTTAATTGTCAGGAACCTATTGTAGAAACACCTCAGCACGCTATAAGAACTTTTAAAAAAACAGGATTAAACTTGTTGATAATAGGAGATTGGATAATTAGAAAATGATACCTAACTCAATGACACATTATAGTCTTTTAAAAAAGAAAAGAAGACACGTTATCAGTTATAAGAAAGACGTCCCATCAAAAAAAATTATAGACGGAGCTTTAGAAAAAGCATTGATAACAACATCATCTAAAAACAATATGTTTGCATATAGAATACATGTCTATGGTCCTGAACAACAAAAATGGAAAGAAAAGATATGGACTCTATCTAACAAAAATCATATTTACGTTGACAAAGATACAAATGATTTAGGTTTATCTAAAGTAACACATGACGCAAAAAAGAATCCTAATCCAAACTACAATCACGTAAGAACAAATCCTTATTTGTTTGTATTTCATAGCAGAGTTGTACGTAAACCAAATGCGTTTTATCAAAGACAGATAGATAATGGTAGTCATACAGCTGATGAACAATATCCAGAATATGTAGATAAGATTATAGATCACGTTGCTTTAGAAGTAGGAATGTTTGCAAATAATCTAACAATTTATTTACTTGAAAAGGGATTAGATGTATCATATAATATATGTTTTGTAAGAGATACACAAGAATGGCACGATTTAGGTTTTAGTTGGGTAAAAAGAAGACCAATATTAATTATGAGTTGTGGATATGCTGAAGAAACAAGAGAACAATGGTTGAAAAAAAGTAGTGAAGATGGAGATACATGCCCACCGTTAACAGATATAGTGAGTTGGATTAAATGATAGAACGAGATCAATTACAATACTTAAAAAATATTTTAAGTTTACACAATAACCACATAGATTATAATCTATTAGAAAAAATAATCTATACAATTAAAGAAGAACCTGATTTAGAGTATAATATACTAGACTCTTTTAGTAGTCCTCAAGTTAATGCAAAAATGAATATTATAAACCATTGTGATAAACTTGGTTTAATAACAGATCAATCAGAAATAACAATATTCGGTTGTTGGTTTGGCAGTATTCTAGTACCTGCATTGGCGCCTAGAGTAAAAAAGATTACAGCAATAGATATGGACGATAGAGTTATAAAGATTGCAAAAAATAAATTATTTTACAACTATGAAAATGTGAACTTTATATCAGATGACATATTCAAAGATTTTAGAAACGAATATGAGAAAACAGATTTATTCATTAATACTTCGTGTGAACATATGCGACCAATGTCTGAATGGGGACCTATAGGACCTAAATCACTATATTTCAATTCAAAATTTGGTGTGCCTGTTACACGTAAAGTTCCATGGTGGACAAGAATGAAAAAGACAGCACATTTTGCCTTCCAATCAAATGATATGTTCAATATTGATACACATATAAATTGTGTAAACAATGGCGATGAATTTAAAACACAATTACCTACAAACACCGAAGTACTTGTTGAAGATGAGATCAATGATGAAAGAGGAACAAGATTTACATTAATAGGAAAAATATTATGAAAAGAGTAATTTATAGTTTGTACATTGATATACCCACAAAAGATATTGATCTGTTTGATAAAAATATTTTAAAAACAGGTGATACGCCTATGAACATAAGAACTAAACAACAATTTGCAAAACACTATGGTGATCTACGTGCTTGTAAACAAATTTATGCTGACGCCATTGGTGCTGATTTTATTATGTATGAATATGATACAAACTTTTCACTATGGTCAGAGCAAATTAAAAACGCATATCCATATCTTACAATGTACAATATAATAAATTTCTATAAGATACATTTAATGTATGAATTAGCTATGAAGTATGATGAAATATTATTTTTAGATTTTGACGTTGTGCCTATGAAAAATGTAAACTTTTTTGAGGCGTGGGACTTAACAAAAGGTATAGCTGTACTAAACAACAATAATAAAATAAGTAAAATAGAATCAGTAACAGATACATCACAAACAATAAGAAGTCCATCATCAAAATATTTCAACGCTCAGGCAATGTTGTTTGAAAAAGGTTTAAGCACAAAGAATGATGTTATTAATACAGGTATTGTAGGTATTAACAAAGATCATTTAGTAAAACTAAATTACTTTGCAAACTTTGAAAACGACTTAAAAATGATGTCAGACTTAAAAGAAAGCTCTGATATTTTTCCTAAAAAAGTATTACAATATTTTGGTTGGGATAATGAAACATTATTTTCAGTTAAACTAAATGAGAACAATGTGCCAGTACAATGGTTAGATGATAAGTGGCATTATTTTTTATATATTCAAGGCTTTATACCTAAAGAAACTATACTTTGCCACACTATCAATAAAGACTTTGATCTTGTGTGGAGAAGACTTAATGCTTAAAATATGTACTGTATATTTTGATGGTTTCTATACACCAGATTATGTTTCTAAACTTTATGATAGTTTAAAAAAACATTCAACAGTTGACTTTGAATTTGTATGTTTAAGTGATACGGATGTCAAAGCCGATTTAGTCTTACCTTATAATCATCATAGTAATATAAAAAAACACTGGCATAAACTTAAATTCTTTAGTCCTCATTTTGCATATCAGAAACCAGATGATGATATAATCATTATGGATATAGATCAAGTTATTGTAAATAACATAGATGAATTACTTAACTATCCAGTAGAACAAGACGAACTAGTAACCTATGGTCAATGGTGGGAAAACAAATTAGGTATTAATGGTGGTTTCTATAAATTTAAATCAGGTAGTTTAAAGTTTGTATGGGACGACTTTGCACTTAATCCTGAATACTGGCAATTACATTTTTATAATAATGGTACTGTACATAAGAAATACTATGGCGAACAAAACTACGTTAAATGGAAAATATTAGAACACAAAGCAAAACTAACCAAAACACCTAGTGAATGGATTGCGAAATATACAGATGACTATACAGAAAACTTAAAATTAAATCAAATGTATATGCAGAAATTTGATACTGATTACATGATACTAGACAAAGAAGTGAACGACAAACTGAAAGTTGTACACTTTACAGGAGTAGGAAGAAAGATAAATGAGAATTATTTGTTGTAGATTTGGCGATAAGTTTAATCAATGGCACGTTGATAACTTAAAACATATGATAGATGAATACTCTGGTCTAAAGTATGATAGTTTTGAAGTTATAGAAGACGACCTATATGGTAATTGGTTTAACAAATTTCAGATGTACGATAGGTTCCGAGATGGGGAGAACTTGTATTTTGATTTAGATATGATTATCTACAACAAGTTACCTAATCTAGTAAGAAAAGATTTTACGTTATTAGACGATACGTGGTGGAGAGAACCTGCTCACACACCTTTAAACTCATCTATAGTATCATGGACTGGTGATGTATCTTATATATGGGATAAGTTTAAAGAACAAGACTCTTTCTACGTGGATACCTACACTAGAGGTAGTGATGAATGGTACTATAAATTCATTGACTATAAAACGTATGAAAGAGTATGTCCTTCAATTAAAGACTATCTCTATTATAAACCTTTGTCCTACAGTATGATTACACTTGGTCAAATGCAACATATAATGGAAAAAGGTTGGACTGGTTGGTATTCTAACTATTTTCTAAAATCTGACAAGCAGTAGCAATAATATCTTTTTTAGTTTTTGATTGTCTTAACTTTTTCTTTAATTCTTCTTGTTTAGAATCTTTGATTTCATTTAATTCAAATACTGCTAACTTCAACGCAAATACGTGATCTAAATTTTCATCATCACCAAAAATAGCTTCTACTACTTTAGGATAAAATTTAGTATCAATTTTATTTGAGTCCATTATTAGACCGTCTTGTTTTGCAATTTGTAAAACTGTATCTTCAAAGTCTTTTCTTTGTTGTTTCTTTTGTTGATATGTTGCCTCATGCAATTGATCTACAGTAAAAACAGTTTGTAACGCTTGAAACTTAACATCTTTTTCATCAAAAGGTATAACGTATGGTATAGTTGCTGTCTTATCTTCGTTTGTCATTAGTATTTCAATGTTTTGTCTTTCATTGTCAACAAAATGAGCAGTTATAAAATGATCTTTTAAATATTCTTCAGTTAACATGTTTGTTCTCCTTAATATAGTCATATAAATTAATTTTAGGTGACCAACCTATTTTATTTAGTAGTGTATTATCAGCAAGGTTATCTAATCTTTCGTTTTGTTCTCCCACAACACGTTCACAGTTAATTCCAAAGTATTCAATTAACTCTACAAGATTGTTTGTAGTACCAGAACCTAAATCTGTTACGCCTCTTAAATTTGATTTAATTAAAGTATCTATCCCTCTCACTAAATCGTCAACGTGTATAAAATCTCTACTATGATTTGTGTTGATATAAGGAACATCATTTCGTAATATTCTTGGTATCAACATTGTATCTCTAGCATTAGGACCATACACGGTCGTAAATCTCATACCCATACTATTATCAGGAGCAACACGCTCTAAAGCATATTTACTCATTGCATATGGATTTTTCCAAGGTTCGTGTGCTGTTGATGAACTTGCGTATAAGATTCTTGTATCTTTGAAATAATCAAAAAGTCTTTGACCTGCGATTACATTTTGTATCCAGTACTCTTCCGATTTATCTAAACTATCTCTAACGCCAGATAAACCAGCGAGATGTATAACTAAATCTACAGAATATTTTAAGTCGCAAGAAAGTAAATCATTGCCTGTTGTTTTGTCCAGACAAATTACTTCGTGTTTTTGATCTGTTAAGAATTTATTTAAGTGTTGACCTATGAAGCCTTCACTACCTGTTAATAATATTTTCATAATTCATAATATAATTTATAAGTCTATTAAGACTTATGTATTCTTAAATAATATGTTGCAGCTGTTGACGCAGATCCATTTGGAAATTCCTGCGCTCTATAGTCATCTGTATTTACAAATCTTGTTTGATAGTTACCAGAACCATCTAATATAGTATCAACCATACCAGAACCTCTAGTATTACCAGAGCCAGAAGTACCAATGTTATAACTTATAGAGTAACCATCTCCAGATGATACTGCTGTGTACTTCATCCATTCTTGTAACAATGTATCAAAAGCAGATGTTGTAAATTCTTTGATGTTATTAGAACCATCTAAAAAGTATGGTTCAGTATATGTAATTTGAGAACCAGTAATTTTTTGTAGATAATAGTTTGTAATAGTTGTAGGTTGGTCAAGTGTTTCAGGAATTGAACCTGCTGAATAAGCACCTGTATCTGCTCTTGTATCTGTAAATATTGCTGTTCCTGATCCTACGTCTGTTGATCCAGAAACAGAAGCACTTGTTGAAACGTGATAAGTTCCACCTTGTTGAGTACCTGTTGATCCTGAAGCCAATAGATCAATTGCTGGGTGTAAAAAGGTATCTTTTACATCCGTTAAATTCATTGCTTGTATTTGTCCTGATGAGTTGTAATACACAGGCCATGTTTTACCAGAATCAGATGTTGGCGATCCTGCTGTTCTAGTTTCAGTTACTTTATCGTAACTTACTGTAACAGTACTTGGTTCTGCTGTAGTACCTTCACCTGGTGTTGAAGTAGCACTAGTTGATTGTGCACCTGCTTGTTTTCTTGTGTCACTCATAGCACCAAGTGAACCACTTGAACCAACAACAGATAATGCAACACTAGGTCCTAATGAATATTGATAGACAGCCTGATCTACGATCTGTCCGACCATAGTAGTGTCCATCTCTCGTAGATTACCTGAATCTACATATAAAGGTTTTCTTACTGCCATAATTTCTCCATTTTCTTATCTGGTACCACTTATTTCAGTAAGTACCTCTCTTTACTTATTTATACTATTTATGCGCCTGCACCAAACATTGTTTTAACAACTGTTCCACCAGAGTTTAAAATCTGCAAGGTTACAACACTTTTTAGTTGATCTTGTCCTATGGCGTCATTTGCCATATTTGCCTCACCAACTGTATCTGCAGCAATCATAGTACCTGTAATACTACCTGTATCACCAGTTGTTATTACTGTACCTGTAATATTAGGTAATGTGATTGTTCTATCTGCTGTAGGGTCTACAACGGTTATTTTAGTTTCGTGTGCGTCTGCTGTTGATCCCTCAAATATCAGACCCCCACTTGCCAATGTTGTATAGAAGAATCCATCAGTTGATACGTTTTTACTTCCGAAGTCAACAAAAGACTGATTACTTGAAATTTTATCTACAGTTAACGTTTTAGCTGCAGGCATTGTTACGTCATCATTTAATGTAATAGTAGAACCTGAACTTGTAATTGTACTAGACGCAAATGTTAATTGACCTAATGTATGAGTACCTGTACCACTTGCAGTAAACTCGCCAGCGATTGTTACATCATCGGTTAATGCGTATGTAACCGTATCTGTCGCTGATACCGTTGCTGCAATTTGATTTGCTGTACCATTAAATAATAATGTATTTCCATTTACAAGTGTTTGAGTACTTGAGCCATCTGAAACTGTAAAAGATAATGCACCAGCAATCGCAGCGTATAATTCATTAACAGCGCCTATTACAGACGTTGCAGTAAGATTAGAATCAAGTGTAGCAATATCACCAAAATCAGTAGCCGATAGAGCATTAAACTGTGTTCTAAAGTCTTCTAATGTTTGTGTAGCAGTTATTTGTCGTGCAGCCATTACTTTTTAATTACCTCTTTTATTAGTCTTTTTATTTCAAACAATTCTTGTTTTAAAGTATTTATTTCTTTTATTGCGCCTCTTAATTCATCACCTTGTTTTTGTCTATTCTTATGACGTGACATATAAACTTGATATTCAGTCCTGTTTACGTTAACGATGGCATTTGAGTTGGTATCTCTTACTAGTCCAGAAAATCCTTCTACTCTTAATTTGCTCATCTTATATCGCCAGTGCTATTCCTCTCATATCTCTTAATACAGGTGGATATGATGAATTTGTTCCTTTCATAACTATTTTTAGTTGAAAGTTAGTAAAGTCATTTATATCGGTTGCTGTATATCTGTATTCTTTAAATGTTGTATCATCTTCAGCAGGCACAATAGATGAATCTGAACTACCATCTGAATTGAAAGGTGTCCAACTTAAATCATCTAGTTTGTCGCCATCTGTTGCAGCTCTAAAGTACATTTCAACTTCAGATGTTGCTCTTATGTTTGCAGTTAATCTTATGTCTAATGCTTTTGAGTTGTTTTCTAGTAATACTGGTTTAGTACAGTAAACAGCAGATGATGATGTTCCTATATTCGCTGTATCATCAACAAAATCAGGAGTATTACTTGATGTAGGTTGATTTAATCTGTTTTGAATAGTAAAGGCACTCATTCTTTGAGTATCTAATACAGGAGAAAGTTTAGTATTTGTAGTTGTCAATTCTAATATTGTGTAGAATGATTTACCACCAGATATACTTTCGTTTGTTTCGTTTATTTCACTTGCAACCATTTGAGGTGCTGTGAAAGCAATATTGTCGTTGTTGATAACAGCAAGTTTACTTGTAGCTGCTGTTAAACTAAATTCTGTTTCTGATCCATGTACTGATCTACCAGATGTTGTTCTTACAAAGTAATCAATATTTGTATCAGGTAAAGTTACTGTTTGAATACCACCTAGATTTAATACGTCAAAGACTCTGTTTTGTGTTGCTGTTACAGCAGCACCACCAACATCACCTGTTGCAGTAGCATTTGATGAACTTGGAGATGTAATATCGTAACTATCTAAAGTTACATTTGAAATACTTGTATATGTTCCATTAATATCAGAGTGTGCAAGACCATTGTGTGAACCACTAGGTACACCAGCGATTGTAACGTTATTACTTGTACCGTGCATACCATGGTTAGGATGGAATACTCTAATTACTTTAGAACCATTTGTTGTTCTTAAAGCATTATTTTTAAGTGTTCTTGTTCCTAATGTATCGTTAGTTAATGTAACTGTACCAGTTACGTTACTAAATTCTGCTCTTCTTAATTTAAATTTCATATCTTCATTTTGTTCAGCAGACCATGTCATACCATTCTGTGATTTAAATAATACACCAGCATATGGTTGAGCAGATATTGTTCTATTTGTATCTAAAGATGTTTCACCTATTCTTGCCACATAAGCATTGTAGTCTTGTGAGTTTGCCATTACAACAAAACAATACTCTACGTTTGATTGTATGTAAACAGGACTTGCAAATGTAAATTTAGTTGCAGTTGTACCATCTGTACTTGTATTTACTGAACCTGGATTTAAAGTTACTTCCGAGAATGGTAATATTTTCTGACCTGGATAACCATTTACAACATCTCTTACTTGAACTGTTACTGGTATCGCAGCGTCTTTTGTACTAAAGAATACATCAATAGATGTTAAGAATACACCACCTTCATCATCAATTAAGAAAGTTTGAGCAAGTGGGTCATGGTAACCAACTTGTCTTTCTTCCGTTCTAGTTGATGTTCTACTAATACTTTGACTTTCGGTAACACTTCTCATTTCTACACGTGCTTCTCTACTTGAAATAATAGTTTCTCTTACTGTTTCTAATAGACCTCTTGCAACATATTCAACGTTTGCAGCCGTTTCTACGTTTGCGTTTGTTAAACTGTTTGAAGATGAACTTGTTAATCTGAATAATCTTTGACCTGTTCTCCATCTAGGATTTGAATTAGTTTTAGGATCAGGTATTGCAAATGTACCTTCAACTTTACCGTTAGCGTCTGAAACTAGATTGCCACCTAATGCACCACCGTCTGGAGTTACATATGAAGTTACATCTATGTTATCAAAGTAAGGATAAACTCTTGTATTTGGTTTTAATCTTGTTGCAACAAATGTTAATGTTCTACTTCTAATAAAAGGAACAAATGCAACTGAAACAACTCTATCGCCGATAGATGTTCTTACTGTTTCAGGTACAGCAACTGCTCTAATTCCTGTTCTTGTTTGTGATACTTGTTGAGCAGTAGTTACTTCTTCTTTTGCAATTACTCTCCAACCATGACCACCTCTTTTCTTATATGTACCTACATTTTTTCTTTCTGTTTCAACAGGTCTTCCTGTCCATGTATCTTGCCATGAGTTCCAAACTGTTGACATAGGAAATTCAGATAACTGACTAGAGTTACCAGAGTTTTTAGTTAAGTTATCCCAACTACCGTTAGGGTTGTTGATAACTAATTCTGGTGCTCTTTCTGTTTCTTTCCATTCGTCACCTGGAGGTGTTAATTCTATTGCACCTATCCATGTAAATACACCAAATGGGTTTACATTGATAGCCTTACTTGCATAAGGTTGATCTATTAGTGTTGATTCTGAATAAGGTAAAGTTATTAAATCACCAGTCTTTTGATAATTAGCGTCTGTTCTATCGTCTGCTACTATTGCAGTTCCGTCTTCATCTCTTTCAATTAATGAAATAGCGTCTTCATGGAACGTAGGTCTTAACTCACCGTTTGCATAATCTATAGAAACTTTGTAATCATTGTTTCCTACATCACCAATACCGTGACCTGTAAAGTTATCTACAACGAAACCATTTTTAAATCTATCAAAGCCATTTGAGTCTTGTATTTGTAAATTCTGTGCAGCTGTTTCTAGTAAAGATAATTGAGTATAGTATTCTGTAGTTTCTATTCTCTTTTCTATTCTACCAATATCTCTCATTGTATATCGTTTGTTGTCAACGTGTTCTATACCAACTTCAGATGTATCTAATGTGTATGCAGGTAAAAATAATGTGTATAGGTGCATTGCGTTATCTAATGTACCAGGCACTCTTGGTTCTAATGAACTAGCACCTTTTAATACTTTAAAGTTACCATCTTTATCTAAAAATATTTTATCTACTCTTCCCAAATAGTATTCAAAGTCTGATCTTACGTCTGAATTAAATTTGATAGGTTGTACAACTGAATTACCAGTACCATCAAATGATCTATCTTGGTTACCTGAATTGATTGTACTTGCGTCATCAACTCTTGGTCTAAAGTCTAAACTATCTCTTAATTCATATCTAACACCTGTATTGTTTGAAGTGTAAGCAGGAATGTCTTCGTAATCAATTGCTGAGTATGAGTCAACATCAAAATAATCTCCTGCACTATGAGTGTAATAGTTAAAGTTTACAAGTAATCTACCTGTTGGTGTTAACTCACCAGTTTTTAATTTTATTCTACCAACATCATAAAAGTTATCTCTTTGACCTGTATCTAAATCAAATCTATCTGTAACGTCTGTATGTGATGTTGTTGCAGCCGTACTAAAGTCAGGTGCCATGTAAATTGAATTGATAGCAATTACGTCTGCCTTTGCTAAACTTATTGTACCACTTTCTATTGTTGCCTGTGTAGTTACAGCAAGTGTTGAATTACTAGTTAAAGTTTTTGTTTTAGATGTTCCTACAGTTTTATTTAATGTAAGTAATGCTTTAACATTGTGAGCAGCAAAGTTAGCACCAAAATCAATTGTTAAAGTTGTTTTAGCACCATTCAATGTAAATATAGCACTACCTTCATGGTTGTTACCTGTTAAACTTAATACATCTCCTACAGCGCCTGATCCACCAGAACCTGTACTTGTAATTGAGATAGTGTAATCGCCCTCTGCTAAATCAGCAAATGTTTCATTAACACCAGCAGAGAATGTAGCGATACCATCACCAGTTAGTGTTTTGATTTCGTGTTTTCTAAATGTGTAAGTTGTATCTGAAGCATTACCATTTGCAGTAGTTTTTAACGTTTTAATATTTTCATATGGTAACTTAAATACAGAAACATTTTTTTCAGGTGATTGGATTTTTGTTCTTCTTCTTGTTGCAATTGTTTTTGTAGATACGTCTGATCCACCAACAGCAGCAGATAATGTTATTGAACTATCATTAAGAATAGCCTCAACTATTCTAGTTAAAGAGGTACCACCGTTTGTAGTAAATGAGATTGAATCACCAACTATTAATTCAGATGTAAATCTTGTGTTGAAACCTGTAACAGCTGTACCACTATTTGCAATAGATAATGTACCTGTCAATGTTGCATTGTTACCGTTTGTAGCGTCTAATGCTGTATCAGCAGTAAACGTAGGACTACCTGCCATTGCAAGTTGTTTAACAGATGAGAAATCGTTTGAAGTTACACCTTTCATTCCTGCAGCGTCAGCTTGAATAACTGCTGTGTTACTAGATGTACCGCCTGTTATTGTTTCACCAGTAGCAAATGTACCTTGTACGTTTGATACTATAACTACACCATGTGCAGCTGCACCGCCTGAAGTATAACTAGTAAATCCTGATCCATCAATTGAAGTAGTGCCGTCTGTGTCGTATAATTCAAAATTTGACGCCGATGGATTTCTAACCGTATAAACGTTAGTATTTAATTCAGTCATTCCACCAACACCTGTAATTGTTACTTGTTGACCTTCTTTAAATTTATTTGAAGATGTAATAACTACAGGATCAGCTGCTGTTGCACCAGTAATTGTAGCACTTTCTGTAGTAGATACAGATTGAACTGTTGCAGTAGCACCAGAAGTACTACCAGTTACAGTTTCACCTGTTGTAAATGCTTGTGCAGTTTTAATGTTTAAGTGTGTAAATAAAACTATATCAAAAAGATAATGTTTGTAAACAGCACTTGTTACACTTGAACTTGAAAATATGTTTGAAGCAGCAGTACCTGAAGAATATTCAAAGCCTCTACTTTTTGCTCTACCGATTGTAGTAATGCCTGAACTTGATCCTGTGTTTGCAGTACCACGTGAACTTGTTGCTGTATTTTGTAAAGTTAGACTTTTAAATCCTTCTACACCTGAAGCAGTTGAGATGTCAGGAGAACCATAAACGTTTGTTACGTTTACAAAGTTACCTACATCAAATCTTGTACCAAAATTATTTTGTGTATCAAAATCTCTTGCCTTATCTACAGGTAAAAAAGTTGTTGCGATTGTGTCTATCTCATAACCTTTTACGTATGCTTTTCCAGGAGAGAATCCTACTGCAAGTTTAGTTGCGTCACCACCTGCTGATGATGTAAAGATACCTCTATTATTGCCTGAAGATAAATGTTCTCTAACATCTATATCAAAAGGTCTTACAATATAGTCACCACTTTCGTCAAATGTTCTACGAGCAAGTGTATCTTCTAATACAGCATATTCAGTTGTTCTAACTTGGTTTTGCAATGTACCACTTGATAGTCTTAATAATTCATAGAAGTTACTATCTTCCGTATTGTTTAATGCTTTCTTGCCTAGTGTTAAAAGTATTTTAAATCTGTGAGCGCCAGGGGCGTTTGAGTTTGATACGCTTTGTGCGTTATCGTTTAGAGATGTATCATCTCCAGGTGTAACAAAAGATTCTGTTACTGATAAACCAACTCTATAACTAGGAGTTGCTGAATATTTTTCTAATATTAATGTTTGTGCAGAAACTTGAACGTGAAAACCATTGATATAATATACACCTTCTTTAATCTGTGCAGCTGATCCTGTATGACAAGAAGCAACAACTGCTGTTGAAGTATTAGATGATGTTATTGTTTCACCATGTGTAAAAGGAATTTGTGCACCGTCAGAAGCAGTCTTAATGTATTTAACGAATAGTGTATCTGGATCAGTACCATCTGTAGCAACAGCGTTTACAACTTTAGCAGTAACGCCTGAAGTGCCACCTGTTAGTGTAGTATCAATATAACTATCTACAGTTGTAGCAGATTTAGATGTTAACTTAACAGCATAGTATTTTAAATCGTAACCAATTTCACCAGGAATGACCATTGATCCCTTATCAAAAAGGTGATCTGACATTCTCTCTATTTGATTTTGTAATTGTGTTTGAGATTGAGTTAATTCTCTAGCTTGAACAGCAAACGCAGGTCTAAAAAGAACTCTATGGAACTTTTTTGACTCTGTAAAATCGTCATAGTAAGGACTGACATTGAAATCAGTTGGACTTGGCATAATTTATTTTCCTTTATTAAAACTCAATGATGAGTTTGATGTTTTCAGTTTGGTCAGTCGCTCTTGCAATTTTTGTTCTATTTTCAACGTATAAGATTTCTCCAGTATCATGTTTCAATTCAGGAGCTGCATAACCAGAAGTAAATGAAACATTGTTTACAGTTGAAGTAGTATTTTCAGGAGTACCTGTAGCACTAGATGTTTGTCCAGTAATTACATTTGTACCACTAAAAGCAGTAACGTTACCATTTGTATCAGCACCAGCGTCATTGTGTCTAGTCTGAATATAATATAAAATTTTATTTGTGGCATCCCATTCAACAACTTTACCTACAGCACCTGTACTTGCCTGATTAATTTCTTCATCAGCAACAAATGTTCCTGGTGTAGGTGAAGTATTAATTTTAATAGCGTATGTGCCTCTTAATGTTGTTGCAGAAGCAGCCGAACCAGCTGCGATGTTTGGATTTTTGATTAAACTAATTTT